ATGTATAATAAACCAATTATTAGTTATGGGGAGATTAAAGAAATACCAAACAGCAGAAGAAAAGCTGATAATAAAGCGTAAACGCGCTAATGAATATTATTGGTTAAATAAAGACGAGCAAGACAAAAAAGCCCGTCAACGTTATCATCTAAAAAAGAATACAAATGAGTAGTGAGCAATCAATAAAGATTTGTGACTTTTTTTGTGACTCTAACACTAATCTATCATATGTATAATCGATGGGAAGAATAACTAAACATAAAACAGTAGAAGAGAAGAAACATGCTCAACTATTGGCTTCCAAAAAATATTATTGGAACAATAAAGAACAAGAAGATGTCAAAGCCAAGGATAGGTACTATCGGAATTTACAAAATGATAAATCCTAATGGGAAAATTTATATAGGACAATCTATAAATGTAGAACGAAGAGAAGCAGAATATAAAGGACTAAGATGTAAAGGTCAAATAAAATTATATAATTCTCTTAGAAAATATGGTTTTGAAAATCACATTCATGAAATAATAGAAGAATGTTCTATTGAACAATTAGATGAACGTGAAGTATATTGGGGATTATTATATGACGTTTTAAGTGAAAATGGGTTGAATTGTATGTTAGGTGGAGGTAAAGGGTATGTAAGTGATGAAACTATGGAACATATAAAAGAAAGTGCTAAACTTAGAAACTATACTCATTCTCCTGAAACTTTAATTAAGATGAGAAAACCTAAACCGGAAGGATTCGGTGAAAAGATAGGTAATATTACAAGAGGAAGAATACTAAGTCCGAGATCTGAAGAAATTAAATTTAAAATTAGTATGAGTAATAAAGGAAGAAAAAACTCAGAGGAATCTAAAATTAATATTTCTATAGGAAGAACTGGGAAATGTTATATTCCTGTATTGCAATTTGATTTGGATGATAATATAATAAGAGAATGGCCTAGTATAAAACAAGCTAAAACAGAATTAAACATAGTAAATATATCGGTAGCGCTGACAGGAGGAAACAAAACAGCAGGTGGATTTATTTGGAAATATAAAAACTAAAAAAATATGAGCAGTGAACAAGACATAAAGGCTATAATGCGTTCAGAGTATTTGAAATGTTGTCAAGATCCTATTTACTTCCTACGTAAATACGCATACATCCAAAACCCAACTCGCGGTCGTATTTTATTTAACCTTTACCCATATCAAGAAAAAGTACTCAAATTATGGCAAGACAATCCATTCAGTGTGATTATTAAATCACGTCAGTTAGGTATATCTACTCTAGCATCTGGTTATGCATTTTGGCTTATCACATTCCATCCTGATAAAAATGTACTTTGTTTAGCAACAAAACAGGAAACAGCCAAAAACATGGTTACGAAGGTAAAATTTATGTATGATAATTTACCTTCATGGCTTAAAGTAGATAAAGAAGAAAATAACCGTCTTACGTTACGTTTAAAAAACGGTTCACAAATAAAAGCAACATCTGCAGCATCAGATGCTGGTCGATCAGAAGCTGTTTCTTTACTATTAGTAGATGAAGCAGCATTTATCGATAATATGGATGACTTGTGGACATCAGTATTACCTACATTATCTACGGGTGGTGGATGTATAGCGCTTTCAACACCAAATACGCTTGGAAATTGGTTCCATAAAACATACACAAAAGCAGAAGTATCTGAAAACGAATTTGTTCCTATAAAATTACCTTGGTATGTTCATCCAGAACGCGATCAAAAATGGAGAGACCTACAAGATGAACTATTAGGAGACCCTCGTGCCGCTGCACAAGAGTGTGATTGTGCTTTCAACTCATCCGGTGATACTGTATTTTATGGAGATTTTATAGAGTATTATGAAAAAACATACGTGAAAGATCCAATGGAGAAACGTGGTTTTGATCATAATTTATGGGTATGGGAGTCAGTAGATTATACACGTTCATATCTTATAACAGCGGATGTTTCACGTGGAGATGGTAAAGATTATTCAACAGCTCAAGTAATAGATGTAGAATCAAATACCCAAGTAGCAGAATATAAAGGTCAATTAGGAACAAAAGAGTTCGGTAATTTATTAGTGGCATTAGCAACTGAATATAATGAAGCATTACTAGCTGTAGAAAATGCTAGTATAGGATGGGCTGTTATACGTGATATAAACATATATTTTGATAAATATATGGATGTTTCTAAAATGACTGCTGGATTCACTAACTCTCCTCGTACAAGACCAATGATGATAGGCAAGTTTCAAGAATATATTAGTACAAAATCTGTTACTATACAGTCTAGACGATTAATTGAAGAAATGAAAGTATTCATTTGGAAGAATGGTAAAGCAGAAGCTCAACAAGGATATAATGATGATTTAGTTATGTCATTTTCAATAGGAATGTATATCAGAGATACAGCATTACTTAATAGACAAAACGGAGCAGAAATGACTAAACAATTATTAAATAACATGCATGTAAATCGTACTAGTTATATAGGCAATCAATTTTCTCAAGGTTCCGATAATCCATATACGATGGACACACCTTATGGAACAGAGGATTATAGGTGGATTCTATAGATCCATTCATATTTATAATAAAATATTTGGTTATATAAATAACCGTTCATATATTGAATAAAACAACAAATATATCATTATGGCTGAAAGAGATGTTTTCTCAAGATTAAAAAAATTATTTTCATCATCAATAATCATACGTAATGTTGGTGGTAATCAAATCAAGACGATTGATATAAACACCATCCAAACTGGAGGAGAAGTAAAAACGAACTCATTAATGGATAGGTTTAGTAGAATATATTCTGCTAATCCATCATCATTATATGGAGCTCAATTCAATATGAACTATAAGTTTCTTCGTCCACAACTATATTCGGAATATGATGCGATGGATTCTGATGCTATAATTGCTTCTGCTCTGGATATCATTGCTGATGAATCAACATTGAAAAATGATATGGGTGAAGTGTTACAAATTCGAAGCTCAAATGATGATATTCAGCAAGTACTATATAATTTATTTTATGATGTATTAAATATTGAATTCAATATGTGGTCATGGATTCGCCAAATGTGTAAATATGGTGATTTCTTCCTTAAACTAGAGATAGCAGAAAAATATGGTATATATAATGTTCTTCCATATACAGCATATCATATTGAACGTCAAGAAGCTTATGATTTAAAAGATCCATCTGCTGTTCGTTTTAAATACGATCCGGAAGGTGTACAAGCAAGTAGCACGGGATATTTTTCAATAAATAGCAGTAATCAAGACGCTAATGGGATTTATTTTGATAATTATGAAATGGCTCACTTCCGCTTATTATCAGATGTAAACTACCTTCCTTACGGTCGCTCGTACCTTGAGCCAGCACGTAAATTATTTAAGCAGTATACTCTAATGGAGGATGCAGCTTTGATTCATCGTATATCAAGAGCCCCAGAAAAACGTATATTCTATATAAATGTAGGTGGTATTCCAGCAAATGAAGTAGATGCATTCATGCAAAAAACTATTTCAAATATGAAACGTACTCCATACGTAGATAAACAAACAGGAGACTATAATCTGAAATATAACATGCAAAACATGTTAGAAGATTTTTATATTCCTATTCGTGGAAATGATACCTCTACAAAAATCGAAACAGCAAAAGGATTAGAATATTCTGGAATGGAAGATGTTACTTATTTAAGAGACAAATTATTTGCTGCTCTTAAAGTTCCTAAAGCATTCATGGGATATGAAAAAGATCTAGATGGTAAAGCAACTTTAGCTGCTCAAGATATTAGATTTGCTCGAACAATAGAGCGCATTCAAAGAATAATCATATCAGAATTAAATAGAATTGCATTAGTACATTTATATGCTCAAGGTTATAGAGATGAAATTTTGACAAATTTCGAATTATCAATGACTACTCCTTCCATCATATATGATCAGGAACGGATTGAATTACTTAAAGCCAAAGCAGAATTAGCATCTACATTACTCGAACAAGAAATATTACCTACTGATTGGATATATCATAATGTGTTTCATTTAAGTGAAGATCAGTTTGATGAAATGCGCGATTTAATACGTGAAGATAAAAAACGTAAATTCCGTCTAGATCAAATCGAAAATGAAGGAAACGACCCACAAGAAACAGGGAAATCATATGGCACACCTCACGATTTAGCTTCACTATATGGTAAAGGAAGGATGTATACTGATGATGGAAACGTACCTGATGGATTTAACAAAGATGCTAAATTAGGTAGACCAAAAGAATCCATCACCACACGAGGAAAACAATCAAATAGTTTTGGTAAAGATCCATTTGGAGTTAAAGGTATGAAAGGTACTGACAAAAATGATTCCGATAAAATTAATCCAAAATTTAAAGGTGGTAGCCCATTAGCATTGGAAGGTACTAAAATTGCATATCTTCAAAATCAAAAAATGTTATCTAAAATGGATAAACCATCCGGAAAGAAGCTAATATTCGAACAAGAGGACAGAATATCGTTCCTAGATGAAGAACAATTAGAAGATTAACAAATCGTTGCATATTTATAATTAAACATACATTTTTGATGGAAAAAATACCACATTCAAAATATCGTAATTCAGGATTAATATTTGAGATTCTTATTCGACAAATCTCATCTGATACTCTCAGAGGAGTTGATTCGCCTGCCATAGATATTGTCAAAAAATATTTTATTAAAACTGAACTTGGTAGAGAATATAAACTTTATGAATCCGTAATGAAGTCAAAATCATTAACAGAAAGTAAAGCAAATATACTCATAGGTACTATCCTTGAATCTTCTCAAAAATTCAACAGGAAGAATCTAAAATCCATTAAATATAATTTAATTAAAGAAATCAGCG